CCATTGAAAGCCTCCGGCGATAGGTGATGTCGCGGGGGTCAAACTCGGGTGGCTCTACGATGGTGCCGGTGTAGTTCGGCGCGGAGTCGATGACCTTCTTCCACTCGCCCCACCCTGCGGCGACGCGGTTGGCGATGACCTGGGCGACGGCACACATCCCCTCGATGCCTCCGTGGTGGTACGCCTCGTTGACGGCGTAATCCACCAACCGCGCCTTGATGTAGTTTTCGTAGGTCATTTTCCCGTCTCTGGCTCCTTCACTACTGGCTGCTTCTGGTCGATGGCGTCCTTACAGGCATTGACGGCCATCGCTGCAATCTCCGTACTGATCTTGTCCGTTTGCACAATTACGATGCAGCGGATTTCCGGCGCACGTTGGATTTGCGGAGAACCTACACGCAAACCGTGACAGCCGGTGAGCACCAGCGCGATAGCGGCGGCGATGAGATGTCGTCTCATTGGATGAGTCCATACCTTTTTTGCCGGCTCATTTGTAACTTTCGTCGATACAGAAGGCTGACCGGGCCGAGCGGCGGCGGGCCGAAGGCGCGGTCGATCTCTTCCTCGGTGAGCACCCCGGCCATCAGCAGGTGCATCAGCGCGGTGCGCCAGCCGCGATACTTCTCCGTGATCGGCACGTCAAACTCGTCGAAGTGCATGAGGCTCCACTCTGGACCGTATGGGTATTGAAGTGTGGTAACCAGCTTGCGTTCGCGCTGCCCGTTCTCGTTGACCACCCAAGCACTGACACCGACGCGGCCCTCGATGGCCTCATCGTGCAGCCAGAGCCTGCCGATGGTGCGCTCACGCTTGATCGAGATGGGCCTGCCGGTGGAGTCCTCTGGCACCCACACGTAGAAGCTCGGCGTTTCGATGCGTGCGTCAACACCGGCCTTGCGCAGCTTGCGGAAGACGGCGTGCGGGTGGAGAAAGTTCACCAGCCGTTGCGCTTCGTTGTCTTTGCCTATGAAGTGGTGCTGGTCGGCCCAGCGCCGACGAGCGGCGGCGTTATAGTTCATCTCTTGCCTGCTGCCGAGGGCTTCTTCGAGGTCGATGGGTTCGACCTCGGGATGGAACTCGGGGGGATTGGCGTAGCTTTGGCGCACGCTCATCTCTTGGTCGTAGCTCACCGTTGACCGTGGCAGGTTCGATCTGATCTCACTGACTTGGGGCATTAGTGTCTCCCTGTTGCGGTTGCGCTGGCGGCGTGGTGTCGCCTCTCAGGTAGCTGGTCATCTGCGAAGCGAGCAGCGGGGCCGCACGACTCGCGGGCATGTTTCTGGCCCCGAATAGAAAGCGGCTGGCGAACGCAGGGTTGGCAGCGAGACGGGCGCGGATGGCGCGGGCGTAGCCTGCGTCGATTGCCATGCGGTTATTGCGCATCGAGCTTGCCGCCTCTGCGGTGAGTCCACCGAGGCCCAGCGCACCAGCGGCCCCACTCAACCCGAGCAGGTGGCCCGCGATGTGGGACAGCACCAAGCCTGTGCCGATGCCGCCCGCGCCGACAGTGACGCCGCCGACGTTGCGCACGCCGTTCAGGTGCTTGCGCAGGACGACCTGCAAGTTCCCATACAGGTTGTTGACGTGCTCGCGTCCTTCGGGCATGTCCATGTACTGCCCGATCTCGTTGATGTGGTCGAGTCCCTTGTCTCCAATCGCCGGGTTGAGCACGTCGCCGTAGCGGGCCTTGACCTTCTCGATGTCTGCGGCCAGCGAGCCGATGTTGGTCGCCGTGCGCGGCGCACCGGCAGTCTGCGCCGCCTGCTCGGTGTAGGTGAAATGTTTGTCCATCGTGTTGTCGAGCATCTTGAAACCGTTCGCCAGTTTCTGCTCCTTGAGCGCCTGCACTATGTTGCGGTCGGGCAGGTTCTGATAGGACGCCCGCTGTCCCACCAGTTGCTCCATCTTGCCGTTGAGATCGTTGATTGCCTGCTCTGCGTTCTCGCGGTCGATGAGCTTTGTCTTCGCGTTGTTGAAGATGTCCTGCTGCGCCTGCCGCTCGGTGGCGAGTTGGTTGTACTGGTCGAGGGCTTCGGGCAACATCTGGCGCTGCACCGTCTGTTTCGAGATGGCGTCGAGATGGGCAGCAGCATCGCCATAGCCATCGGTCGCGTTCGCGATGCCGTCTACATCGTGCAGCTTCTGTGGCTGGGTGATGTCGTAACTATTTTTGCGCTTGAGTTGGTCCTGTATGTCGTCAATCGCCTGCTGATACTGCGTGTCCTGCGCAGGCGTGGAGTCAGCATGGGCGAGCCACCGCTGCTTGAGATCGTCGAGGACGACGCGGGCCTGCGGCTCGGTGAGCGACATGCTGCCGTTCGGGTCCACGTAGCGCCAGTCGCCGCCCGGTGTGGTCTGCCTGACATCGGCACCGATGTCGGACGAGGACATGACGTTGTTCGCGTCAGTGAGCGCCCCTCGGATTCCGTCTTGCGCGAGGCTGGTCTGCACACCTTTGAAAGCCTGCTGCCGTTCGGCGCGGATAGCTGGCTGTCCGCTGATGTCGGCGGCGGCTGTCTGTCGCGGTGTCGCCAGCGATTCACCGTTCGGCCCGCGAAGCTCCGATTTGAGCACGGTGAATTTGTTGCCTCGAATGTCTTTTTCGAGCGGTTGAAGTTCGTCGGCGATGTTGCCAAGCCGTGTCGCCCTTGCCCCGGGCGCTTCGACGAGTCCACCAGTGAGCGCCGAGGTCACACCGCTCATCAGGATGTCGCCCTCATCGCCACCTTGGACCGCTGCCATACCGCTCCCGGTGACGCCCTGCTCGACCATCGTGCGCAGCACCTTCGCCGCAATCGGCGAGCTTTTGAGTGCCTTCGCTATCGGGCCGAAGCTGTCTACGACTCCACCGATGTCGAGCGCCTTGACCCCGGCCTCGCCGCTTAGGTACTGGAGCAGGTTGGTCGCATCGTCGCCCATTTGTATGTTGGCCGCACGTTCCGGGTCGGTGGAATTGGCCGCTTGGATGTCGTTCTGGAGCATCCCGATGTGGCGGTCGAGCGGATGACCTTGGGGACCGTCGCCGATGCCCTGCGACTGATCGACGGTACGCGCCAGTTGCAGGATGGTGAGCAGCGAACGGTCGAGGTTCCTGCCTTCCCCGGTGTTGAGATCGCTCAGACGGTTCTTGATGCCCTGCACGACGCCGCCAGCGTTCCGCTGCCTCACACCCTGCACGTAGTTACTGATTAGGTTCGTGAGCGCATACGGGTGGTCCTGCGGCTGCTGCGTCTGGTCGGGTGTTCCGAATTGACTCAGGTCGGGAGTTCCGAATTGACTCAGACCGCCGCCCTGCTGTGGTGGTGTCGCAGCCGGTGGCGTGGCGGCGGGTGGCGGCGGGGTCGCGGCGTCGGGTGTTCCGAATTGACTTAGGTCGGGCATGGTTTATCTCGGTATCACTTGCAGGTTCGGGTCTGCCTGTTTTGCTCCTGCCATATTTCCCGGTTCAATCCAATAGAACTTGTTATCACTGCCCTTCACATAGTTCGCCTGTGGCGTGTGACCCTGTGGGACAGGTGGCACCCTTATTCCCGGCTGTATCGCCGCCTGCGAGACGTTGGTTTGCTGCGTGGTCGGCTTTTGTAGCTCGCTTGGGACGTGTCTGCCGCCGTCTTTCGAGATCGAGGTCGCCCCGGTGTGCAGGTCGGAGAGCACGGACCTCATCGCGTCCGGGTTGGTGTAGAGATCGGAGTCGAGGTTTGCGAGGTCCTGCACGCCGTACCGTCCCCTGAAACCGTGCATCGACACCATCGGGAGGTTCGCCAGCGTCATCTGTGTTTGGAAGTCTTTCGCGACGGGGTTGCCGCCTTTGAGTAGCTGCGACATCTTCGTCCTTCCCCATCCCGCAGGGCCGAATATCTCGGGGTGCTGGTTGACGATTGCCTGCGCTTTTTCGATATAGGGCAGGGCGATGCGTGCGGAGTCGGCGCGGGTGAGTTCCTGCCCGGTGAGCTTCTGCTGCAACTGCTGGCCGTGCTCGGTCATGTAACGCAGAATGTCACCGCGCGAAGCGGACCTGAAATCCGTCATCTTCGCCCCCGTAGACGGGTCGTTGAGCGCCGCCGCGATGTAGGGCATATCGGCGGGGTCCTCTTTTTTGTTCGCTTCTCTCGTTGCCGCATCCACTCCCGCCCGGGACGCCGCCGCTTCCGCCCGGGTCGCCGCTGCCTGCGCTTGGGTCGCCTTCGCCTGCGCCGCGATGCCGGTGGCTTTGTTGTACTCAATCGAGAGCTTGCTGTTGTCGGCTTCGTCCTTTTGCTGCGCCGCCATCTTCTGCCCCTCGGTCATCACGCCCTTGGGCACAGGCACCTTGTTCATCACCGGCTCGTGATCTGAGTTGCCGTCCCATGTCATGTGCTGCCGCACCCAGTCTTCGCCCGTCTTCTGGTCGAGCTTGTCTTCGGGCACGACGTAGATGTCGCCGCCGTTGACGTTGCCCTTGCCGTCGAAGGTTTTGAAGAACAGGGTGCGCCCGTCATGGTGGGCCTGCTGGAGGTCGGCATCGCCGTTGTAGGCGTTGGCGGTGTCCTCCATGTCGGCGACGTGGTATCGCTTGGCCCCCATTTTGTCCATCTCCTGCTGAATGTTTTGGGCGCGGTCCTCTTCGCCTTCCCCGGCTTTGATCTGGTTGTTTTTTAGCGTCCATGCCGAGGCCACGGCGTCCTGATTGAGCTTCGCCATGTTCGCTTTGAAGAGCATCCCTGCGCGGTTCTGGTTGTTGGCTTCCTCGGCGGTGGCGAGGGTCTGGTCCTGTCGCGCCTGCGGCATCCCCATGCCGGTCTGTATGCCCGCAGCGGCGGCGCGGGCCGGTCCACCCGGCCCCTGACCATGCTGGAAGCCCTGCGCAGCGCCTGAGAGCGCCGCAGCCGCCACCCGGCCCCACTTCTCACCCGCCGTCGCCGGTTCCGGTGCGACACTCACGCTCCCATCTTGGTTTTTTATCATCCTGAGCGTGGTGCTTCCGCCGCCCATGATGTCACCCAGTTTACTGGCGATGCTGGCGAGCCTCGCGTGGTGTACCGCCGCCGCCTGTAGCTCGGGGTCGATATGCGCCCCCGGCTGCATGTTGATGATGGGCTGGTCGTCTGGCGGCTGCTGCTGCTGTGGGGGTGGGTTATAGGCAGGGACCGGCTGCTGCGGAATCGCCCCGTTTTGATCGGGTGGCATGGCATACGGCATCTGGTCCGGCGGCGGTGTGGTGACGGTCGTTCCTCCCATTGGAAAACACTCCTTCTTAGATCGTCATGGCCCCGGTCGGAGCGGGCAAACCTAGTGAGGCAAAAGACGGGGGTCCACCCGACATCGGACCGGGCGTATAGAGCGACGGACTGGGCATGTTCAGGACGCTGCTGGCAGAGGCCAGAGCGGGGTTCGAGAAGCCGGTATTGCCGATGCTTGGAGCGCTCGGGGTGCTGCCGAAACTGGGTAGTCCGTAGGCACCGATAGCGGCCCCTCCGATACTGCCCAAAGCACCGATGGCGGCGTTCCATATCGAGTTCGATTGCTGCGCGATCTGGTTGGCCGAATTTGCCGCCGCCGTACCCCCTTGGGTGGACTGTGAGGCATAGCCCAGCGGGTTGATAAGGCCCGCCGTATTCGAGAGCACTCCAGCGGCCTGCTGCCAGTTGCTGTAGCCCTGCGCGTAGTTGGCTGCGGTGATGCCCAGTTCGCCCTGCGAGCGTTGCTGCGCTGCGTTGGTTGCGTTCTGTGCCAGAAGCTGCGCGTTCGTGCTCGATGGCAGGAGATCGTTGCCCCCGCCCCGGGCGGCGAGCACCTGCGCCGTCGCCTTCTGCGCTGCGGCATAGTTCTGCGCGACGGCCTCGGTGTTCTGAGTGTTGAGCGCGTTCGTTTCACCGGGGGCGAACCCGGTCTGTGAGGGTCCAGCGGCCAGTATCGGCTGGAAGGCCGATGTGAGCGCCCCGGTGATCGCCTGCTGTTGGCCGAAAGTGGTTGCATAGTTACTACTTAGAGTCGTGTACATCTGCTGTTGAGCATCCGAGATTTGCTCTTCCTGATTGCTAGCTCCGCACATGGGTATCACCCCCCTCTTCTGGTGCCGTTGGACGGTGGTGCCAATCACCCTTTACGGCATTTGTGGGTATCGGCGTGCTGAGTAGCCGCACGAGCGTCCCCGGCGATGCGTCCTTGAACCCGAGCCGACGTTTCGCCATCGCCCGCAGCGCGGCCCCTTCTGTATCAAAGATGAGTTCGCGAAATTTGTTCTGTATAAGGGCCGCTTCGAGCCATCCCAGCCCCTTGGTCAACACGTCCCGGTTCTCGTTACTACTTTGGTTCCCAAACTGCACCGCGACCCGGCACGCTGTCGAGGTCTTGAGGTAGAGCGACACCATCCCCAGCCTGTTCTCGATGGCCCATGCGTCCTCGCCGGGGACTAGTTTGAGGAAAAAATTGCTGTCCATATTGGCCCTGTGATAGGGGTCCGCGGCGATGAGTTGGACGAGGTTTTCCCGGTCCTTTTCACCCACTGGTCTGACCGTGTATTGATCGAAAGAAAACATGGTTTTACTGCCCCTGATTCACTGGAAAAATGCGGTACGAGGGGACGCTTCCTGACCCATAAAATTGCCTCTGAAAAGCGTCCGAAGTTGTCGCCATAAGAGGCATCGAAGCGAGCATATTTGTGGCCCTTCGCGGGGTCTGTTTTATGGGTCTCGTGGGGGGCTGTTTTGAGGGCGTCTGAGGTACTGGTTGCCACCCCTTCATATTCACTCCTGCGGCCTGCTTTAGACTCGCCATTATTCGCTCCTGTGTTCCTGCCAGATTTGCCCGAAAATCGTGTACGTTAGAAGCTCATTTGCAGCGTCTTCTTCGGGCCAATAAAAGAGCATCTGCAAGCTCTTGCACCACACTGGTTTTTGGCTCTGTAAAAGGTTGTGCCGGTTGCTGAAAAGTGATTCGCTCGGGGGCAGGTTCGGAGGGTCCTGCCGGGTGCGTGGAACGGGGGCAAAATAGGCCGATTTTGACCCCCCGATCTCTTCGATTTCATCGAGCATTACGGCCAGTTCTGTGGCACTTCCCTCGGCCACGGATTCGAGTCCGACCCATGCCAGACCTGCCAGTTGACCCGAGTTCGCGAGCACGATATTTCCCACCTGCACCCACAGTGGGAAGGGCGTTCCATTGTCGGTGTTGACGCTGGTGTCACGCTGCAAGATCGGCCCCGGGGTCCCGGTTGGTGGGCCTATCAGAAGGGTCATGGTGCCGGGTGCGGTTTCGGTCGATTGCACGGCACTACAGCCCTGCGTGAGATAGGCCGGGGGGTTCCAGTTCGTGCCCGGTTCGGGCATTGATGTGGGGGCCATCCGATACCACAGGGTTGACCCGTCCGACACGTAGAGCGCGTTCTCGCCGCTGGTGCCGTGGTGGTACGTTGCATAGGAGGTCGCCGGGTTGAGCGCCGCGATCTGGTCCGCAATCGGGAAGCTGGCTTCGAGGATGCCCGCGCTCGGGTCGAGCGAGTAGACCATCTTGTGACCGGACAGCATATACGCGGTGCTGAAATTGATTCCGAAGGCGTTGTAGTTGAGCAGCGGCAGGTTCTCGATGAAGGTCTTGAAGACGAACGGGGTGCCACCAAGCTGCGTGGGTGCGCCGTCGCCGGTGATGATGTAGGCATCGCGCAGGGTGAAGATGATGAGGCCCATCGGCGTGACCCAAAACCGGATGACCTTGGACTGACAGGTGAAGGCTAGATCGAAGCCCGCGTTGCCGCTCGAACCGCTCGCCACGGCGTCGGGACCGGACGAGCCATAGACGACGTTGCCGACCCCCGCCCAGATGCGCCCTACGTGATATGCGAGGCACGTAGCGCCAATCGGAAGCGGTGTCCCCTCGCCCAGCACCTGCGCCTGAATCGTGACGTTGAGCGCGGAGTCGGGCAGGTTGTCGATGTAGGTCCACGTCTGCCCTGCCCCGGGGTTCGGAACGGTGGCGAGCAGCAGGAACGTCGCGCCGCCCTGCGCGGTGCGGTAGATCGGGACCGTATCGACCTGCGGGTCCGCCGAACCCTGCCCTTGGACGACGACCTGATTGCCTTCAATCAGCGTGATCGGCGGCGATGGCGGACTCATGTTCGAGATGTCGAGGGTTGACGAGTTCTCGTAGGCATAGCCGTACTGCGTCGTATCGGTCCCTGCGACGGCCCACGGCCCTGCGTTGACCCACACCACTCCGTTGTCAGTAGTGAACGCGCCTAGCTGGGTCGAGAAGGTTTTCGGAATCGTGTTACCGCTCTTGCCGGGTGACGCGACGTTTTCGAGGTAGCCGTTTGGGTCGAGAATTTGCGCAGAGCCACTGATCTGCGTGTTCGCTCCGATGTCGTTCCAACTGAGCGCCCTGCCCTGACACGTCCAGACCGCTCCACCCGGGACATTTTCACCCACCAACAGGCCCACGCCTGCGACCCAAGTCGGTTGCTGCGTCCCGCTCGGCCCCGGGGTCGTACACACGAAGAATTGCGGCGGCGTGCCCGGTGGCGAGGTCACATTTCCCATCACCACAGCGCCCACACCATAGTTGGTGTTCGGTGCCCACTGAGAGTTGCCGAGGTTCAACCACTGCACGGTGTTGTCCGTCGTGTAGTCGCCCGCGGTGGGGTTCCACGGCTGCGGCTCCTTGGTGCCGGTCACACCGTTGGTCATCGACACCTGCACGTTGCCGCTGGAGGGCACGTTGTAGGCGGTCATGGCGAAGCAATTCCCGTTAGCCGCCCACTTATTGCCTGACCCATCGAAGTAGTACCCGACGAAGGTGGTGCTGTTGCACAGGCAGCTATAGCCCTCGCCGTGGTTGCTGAACGATGGCGTCCAGCCCGCCATCGCGCAGGTGGAAGAGGCGACACTCTGGCCGCTGATGCCGAAGCTCTGGTTCTGTGGAAGGTTCACGGCGAAGAGCAACGACAGATACTGATCGGATGCGGTAACCGGCACCAACATCACGTTGCAGTTGGTCGCGGGTGCCACCGTAATTCTTCCGGCCCCGTAGATCGCCAGCACTCCGGTCGTGCCCGTCCATGTGTTGCCGTCGTTGTCGTTGTAGTTGTTCTGAATGACTCCGGTTGACGGGCCTACGGCACAGGTTTGGATGCCCTGCATGATGTGGTTGGTGCTTCGGCTGGTGCCCACCATCCCCGCCATGAAAACGGATGTCGCGATGGTGAAGCCGCTGGGTACTGGGACCGTATCGCCGTTCGCGCCCTGTCCGACGAGAATCGCCATGCTGTCGCCCAGCGCGGTGATGAAGGTGATCTGGCTGTAGTTGCCGTTGGTCGTCGGCACGATGCCGCTGGTGGTGTCCCACGCAATCGCTATCCAGTTGGTCGTCGCGTTGAAGCCGAGGCCACCACTGGTGTTCTGAAACGAACTGGTGAGCACGCCGTTGATGCCGCTCGACTCGTAGACGCCGCTGGTGTTCCCGCCCGGACCGGCCACGGCAGCGGTGGTCCACACCAGCATGTTCGCGGTCGTGAAGCCGGGTGGCAGTTGAATTGTGCTGCCATAGGGCGCGTTCTGGCCGCAGCCGATGGCGACCCGGCCCCCGTTCTGTAGTGGGATGATGCTGAAATTCGCGACCGTGTTCGAGTCGTCGAGGATGAGCATCCCGGCACGCGGCGAGCCATAGCTCGGGTAGGCGGTCGCCGCCTGCCAGCCGGGTGGTGGGTTGGGCCGGGGCTGTTGTGACACGGTGGGAGCATTTGTAGGCGCTTGTATTCCCCACTTCGACGTGACTCCAGTGGTGTTGTTGAGTTGCATGTTCTCGACGCCGTTGGTGAAGTACAACGTGTTACCGACGCCCAAAAAATAGGTGGGGCCAGCGCCCGGTGACTTCTCCCATACGACCTGCTGGTTGTCCGGGCCGGTGCCGTCGTACACCGTGTCGGCGGTGTCAACCAACACGCGCACCGCTTCATCGGTCAGGGTGAAGGTGTTCCACCCGTAGAAGCTGATGATTCCGGGGAACACCTGCGAGTTATAGACCGACAGCCCGGGCCTGCGCCTGAGTGTGAGCCGGGTGCTGAGTTCGACGTTCACGCCCTTGCCGATGCGGTCCCCCCGGCCACCGTAAAACTTCTCCGTGTACATCTCGGTCGAGGCATCGCGCAGCGGGCTGGTGTTGGTCCAGTAGCCGGTCGCCATGCGGTTGACGTGGATGGGCGCGAACTCACTCGGAGAGCCTTGCGCACCTGCGATCTGGAAAGGCTCTGCCATCTATGCCTGCCTCGCCGCCTGCCCCTGCTGCACGTTGCTCGTCGCCCGCTGCGGTTCGGTGAGGACTTCGAGGAAGTTGCCGACGAAGATGTTGCGCTGCGTGGCGGTCAGCCCGTCCTGAGCGCCGAGCAGGTGCGCGATGAACCGCTGCATGAACGCCGGGGAACGTGCGTCTTTCGTCAACATCGAGACGAACGCCAGAAACCCCCACTCGTATATGTAACCGTACTGGTCGGGTATTGGTGCCCACGACGATGCCAGCGACGAGATCGTCGGCGGCACCATCTGGTAGCAGCCCGACAGGGTGTACGGCCCATCGGGGACGGTGTTGAGCCTGAGTGTCACCGTGCCGTCGTCGTTGACCGTCTGCGCCGCGATGCTCGCCGGTCGCTGGATGACGCTCTCCCATGAGAGCGCGAGCTTGACCTTGATCTCCATCACCTTGCCGTTCGAGTCGAGCAGCCACACTTTTTCGAGGAAGCCGAATTTGGGCAGCGGAATGTTGTAGTCCTGAGTCGCGGGTATCGGATTGCCGAAGTCGTCGGTTGTGCCACCGATGAGCACAGTGAAGTTTGCCCGGTTCCACGGCCAAGTGAACGGCGCACCGAGGATGGTCTGCTTGGCGAGATTGCCTGCGGTGATCGCCGGTTCGCCGTTCGAGATGTTCACCGGCTGGTAGCCGAGGAAGGGAAGCGAGAACAGGGCGCTCGACATGAGGTTTCTCATCTAGCTGCCTCCCCACTGCCGCCAGTACGGGTTGCCCGGACCCGGGTCGGTGTAGTATTCGGGCGACATGATGCCCTTGATCGGCACGAAGCCCTTGCTCTCGTCCTCGCGGTTGTCCTGCTTGGCTTCCGCCGCCATCGCGTTGAGCCAGTCTGCCTTCATCAACTGGTATCGCTTGGTCACGTTCGGATTGGTGGAGTAGCGATGCGCGTAGGCGACGAAGCCGTCGCGGAACCACTTCGAGTGGTCGTCTGGAATCGGGTCGAGGGTTTGCAGCAGAGTGGTGAAGGGCACCCACTTTTTTTGTCCGAACAGACGCACCAGCCAGATGTCGCCGGTCGAGTTCGGCGGCGGCGGGTAGAGCCTGATGCCTTGGCCCTGCGGGTCCACCACCTGCCACACGCAGGTGCCGTCCTCGACCTGCACGCCGATGGGATAGTTCGCTGGTGCCGGTCCGGGTCCCGGCCACGGTGGGACCACCGGGGGCACGGGGCCGGTCACGCCGTACTTCACGAGCACGAGAATGTTGCCGTTGATGTCCGTGATGTTGGTCCACGGATTGATCGGCAGCGCGGCCTGCCCCTCGGGATTGGTGTAGGGGATGTCAGGCCCGGGCCACGGCCCCTGCTCTAGCTGGTCGTTGGGAAACCAGCACGCCATCACCGGCCAGCCGCCGCCGATGCGACTCACCGCGAGGTCGCGCACCGCGTAGATCGGCCACACCGGGGGCGGCACCTGCGTCGAGTTCAATTGCGTGCGGTAGCCGTTCTCCAGCCAGCTAACGTTGAACAGGCCGGGGATGGCGTAGTCCTGCTGCGTCGAGTTGACGATGAACGGTGGCAGCTTGCGACGGTTCCACTTCCAAGGGAACCGCTCGGCGAACATATCGCCGAAGACATCGTTGGCGATGGTGAGCGCAGGCTCGTTCGCATACCCGCCCGTACTGGCGAGCACTGGGTTGAGATCGCCGATGGTAGAGACACCATCGACGATCTGCTGCAACGTGATCGTTGAATTTCCCACGGCCCACCGCCTTCACTAGACCGCTACGGTCATGTCCGGTTGATCGCGAGTGATGGCGAAGAGTTGCGACCCGCTCATGGTGTTGTCGGTGGGCAGATTGAGCGCCCACTGGTATTCCTTGAGCAGCTTCGCGAAGAGCTTCTTGTCATCCGATGATGCGCCGCGCCGGTTGAGCGCGGTGTCCGGTGGCTCCCACAGCGCATCGCACCGCTGGCAGATGACGATGATCGCGCCATCGGCCCGCTGGTGCTTGATGACGGAGTAGTTGGAGTCGTTGCCGCGAAACATATTCTCGACACCCTGCCCGCCCTTCTTGTGCCAGCAGAACGAGTGCCGGTGGGCGTTGGCTGCGGCCTCGCGTTGCAGCGAGCTTTCGACCGACTTCGCACGCACCACACGCATCTGTTGAGCGTTGCGCATCCCTTGGACCCGAAAGCGGGTTTCCTCTAGCTGGAGCGATTCGAGTTCTTCGGTCGTCTTCCTCTTGTCCTGATCGTTTGCCATGTGCGTCTCCCTTTTCAAAGCTGTTGACAGCCAGCACGAAGCGGGGGCATAAAGCCCCCGCGCTCGGGTGATGGGATTAGGTGATTCCCGGGTCTGCGTCGATGTAGCGGAGACGCACTACTGGGTCAGGCGGAAGGGTCGCGACATACATGGCATTGTAAGAAGCGAAGCCTCCGATCATACGGGACGGGTCATACCCGGTCGGCTCGGTCAAGCGGCGAATCCATACCTGCAAATTTCGCCACTCACCTTCACCGATTTGCGTATGGTCCTTGCCCCCGAAGCTGATGCCGATGACACCATCTCGCGCCACCACGTAGGTGCGCAGCGCGGTTTCGGTGCCAGCGTCATAGTTCGGCGTTGCCTTGACGAACGTCGATTGGAAGAAGCTGACGCCACCCCAATCAATTACCGGGACTCGATCACCGTCCGGGCTTGGAAGCTCACGCAACTGCTCGATTCCTTCTGCGGTGCGCTTCACCACGTCCACCAGCGAGTTGTTCGTTTTGTCGGCGAGGATATCGCCCACCGAGTAGGGGTGGAGGATGCCGAAGAAGTTGCCGCTCTCCATCGGCAGCGCGTTGATTCCGGCCAGTGACTGCGCCGCCGCCGTGATGTCCACGGTGGTGATCGGCGTGCCCGCTGGTTTGGAGAGGGAACTCACCGAGGGGTCCACGATGCTCGACGCATCGGCGACGTTCTGGATGAGGGTGTTGATGAGTTGTGCTAGCCTGTAAGACATCTGAACACCGAGGGCTTCGAGCGTGGGGTCAATGGCTGTCCCAAGCGCGTAATCACTGATGTTCATGTAGTCCCCGTACTGGCCGATGGTCGAGGTATTCTGCAAGACCGTGACGGTCAACCCCGTACCGATCGTGCCCTCTGGCGATTGTGTTACAGGTGGTGCGGCAAGGTTCTGGTACATGAAGAGTGCAAGTTTCGAGCCACTATGCTCGTCGAGCATCCGGCGCGAGGTTGCCCTGACCCACGGGGTTGAACCCTTAAGATTTTCGACGAAAATTTTGTCGAACTGGGTGACCGTGGACTGCGGCAAATTAGTTGTGAGGTTCGACGCAGGGCTGACCCCTATGCCGATGGCTCCATTGAGCCGGTAACGACTGACATCGTAGGTCCAGAAGAACAACTGGCCGCAGACACCGAAGATGAACTCGATGACCGGCACCAGCACCTTCCGGCAAAACGCTTTTCCGCGCAGCGCGGCGGGCGAAGATCGCATGGGAGTGTCCCCCTGATGGAGTGGGTGAGGGTTAGTCCTCGTGCGGGTCTTGACCGCCTTCGCTGGCTCGTGTGAGCGTTCGTGTTACATAGTGCTTACTGTAGGGCGTCCACGGCCCTGCGAAACACAGGGTCGCGAAGGCGTTCGCTGTACTCGGACCGGGACATCTTTTCGATTTCGATTTTGGTTACAATCGGCCTCGGTTTGGTTGGTGCTGGCCGCGATGCCGAAGCATCGCTCGAACGCAGCCCGCTGGCGTAGCTGCGGGGACGTTCTACGTTGCCGTTGGACGGTGGTGCCGAACCATTAGGCGGCGGTTCCGTCTCTTCCGGCCACGGTATGAGCTTGCCGTCGTCCAGCAGCGCGTTGTAGACGATGGCGAGGTTGTTGCGCGTGAGGTCGTAGCGGTTCGCCTCCAGCGCCTGAAAGAGCAGGACTTGGTTTTGCTGCACCGGGTAGTAGTCGGGGTGCTCTTGGACGAACGCCTCGGCCTCGGCGCGATAGTAGGCGTCGGCCTCGTTCTGGTCGATGGTGCCCACCCTGCGTCCGACTTCCTTGAGCGGTGCGCCGGTCGTCGCGCTCACGATCTCGGTCACCGCCTCGACGACTCTGTTGGGGTCATTGATCTCCGTGGAGAGCCGCAGCCTGTCGGTCGGCGTGATCTCCTTGGGTTCCATTTTCAGCGGCTGGTCGCGTCCGCGATCTGGTCGCAGCAATTTTCCGAGTTGGCGGTTCGCAGCTACCTGCGAATCAGCGAGCGCGTCACACACTTCGTCGATTGACTGGCCTTTGAAGGTCGAGACGCGGTTACCGGCGCTGTTCTCGATTATGAGAACGTAGTCGCCGTTTTCGTCGGGTTGTTTGTCATTCAACCATCGTTTCTGCATTGCACTATCTCCGTTTCATTTAAGGGCCGAGGGCTTCGACTGCCTCGGGATAGTTGAGTGGGTCGAGTATGTTCTCGCGCTCCATCTCTTCGTCCGTAAGCGTCGGGCCGAGGGGTTGGTCAGCAAACGACAGATGGGAAATAGCTGAGTCAATTTTTTCCTGCATGTGCGTGAAGATCATCCACGCGGCCTTACTCATCTTGTGGTTGGCGAGCACTGCGGCTTCGTCCTCTGGCGCTGTGTTGATTAGCGCGGTTTCGACCTCGATGCAGCACTGCTCCATCACGTCGAGCACATCGTCCCACGTCTCGCTGTTGCGCAGCACGAAGAGATTGCGCACCGAGGCATGTGACAGTGCGGCGGTCACGCCGTAACGCCGTTCGGTGCGGATGGCATCTCTCACGCTGGCTCCAATCGGTTTTGTGCGGTCAGCAGCATCCAGTGAATGTCCTCGGTCGTGCCTTGGCCGAAGTGATGGACCGTGACGGCGGGGCTGGCGTTGTTCTTCAGTATCTGTGTGGTCACGACGACGACGTTACGTGGTTTGACTTCGCCACTCTCGATTTGGCGTACCAGCCTGCGTAAACCTCCTGTCACGTCGTAGCGGGTGCCCTTGTCGATGACGCGAAGGTTTGTCTTGCGACGGGCCGTCATGCGATGGCCTCTCTCTCTTCGTTTGGGTCGTGGGGGTTGGTGCTCTTCTTCGCGAAGCTGAGATCGGCGGCGACCTGTTCCTGCTCCTTCTGGTCTGCCGCACCCAGCCTTTTGAGTTCCGCCTCACTCACCTTACGCGGTTCGCGCAGCATGTAGCCGAGGCCGAGGCAGACCAAGCCTGCATTGGTGATGCGCACGAAGTATTTCCCGCCTTCGCCGAGATCGGTCCATGTGAGGTCTTCGATGAGGCCGCGCTCGAACAGCGGTCCCGCGATCTGTTCGATGGTGAACGGGTCGTCGTCGTCGTCGCGCAGTGCGCCGGTCCCAATGCAGCCCAGCCCGTCGTGCTTGCGCTGCTCGCGCAGAAGTTCCAGCGCACGCTGGTGGCGAGGGGGAATCGGCATGAAACGGTCGGAGACTGGCATCAGACGTTACTCCCTCCCGGGTTGCCGAAGAACTGGCTCGACTGCATCCCGCGCTCGTCGGCGCTGCGCTCGGCAAAGGAGGTTGCCCGGTCGAGCGGCGATTCGATGAGCTTGCTGTGTGTGGTATCGACCGCCTTGGCTGCGATGCGGCCCTGAATCTTCTGGCTCTCCAGTTGCATGTCGTTCTGGTGTTTCTGCTGCAACATCGCGCTCGCCGCCTGCGCCTTGATCGCCTCCGGGTTGGCCTGCTGCATCTGCTGTTTCTCTTGGTCGGTCATTGGCACGATGAGGTCGCGCTTGTTCTTCCACTCTGAGACATCCATTACCATATTCGTCACTTCAAGAACGTTAACTTTCCACCCGATCTGGCCCATCTGCTGCACCAGCGCCTGATTGCCGAAGATTTCGAGCAGGAAGGGAAGCGCCTGCGCCATGCGCGAGCGGGCGGCGAGCCGGGTCCCGGCCAGCGTGTCGAATTTGATGTTGGCGTTGTAGAAGTTGTGGAAGTCAACGTAGAGGGCTTCGGCGTAGTGGTCGCCGAGCAACTGGCGAATCTCGGCGGCTGTCATACGTTGTTTCACGTTGTCCCACAAAAATTCGAGGAAGGGAATCAGCACCCCGTCGATCACCCGCTCGACCGGCGCTTGCAGACGGCCCTGTGACGCAGCTTGGAGCATCCCGGCCCCCGTACCGGAACGCCCCACGCTGCTGCCCCGGCCCGGGAGTGAGCCTTGGACTGCCGCCTGATCTGCGCCTGTCGTCGCATCGGCGGTCATGGTCGAGGCTTGTAGTATTCGCCACGCATCGGCGGGCACCTGCGGCTGCGGCACGACGGAGATCGCCTTGGTTGCGTCGTTGCCGTCCACCAGCCGGATACCACCCAGCCGCCGCCGCTGTTCCTGTGTCGGCACGTTCGCGCCCCGGGCGATGGCGTACTCCGGTTGCACTGCGTAGGCGATGATGTCAAGGGCGGCGTTCGTGACCCCTTGGTCAATTCGTTGGTCGCTTCCTGCGATGCGGCCAACGCCCA